CTATAACCACTAGGGTGATCTTTTGCTTTTCCTTTATTTGCTCCTAATTCAAGAATTTGTGCATTCTTTTTGGCATTAACAATGGAACGAGCTAAAGATAAATCTTCCTGCGGATTACCTGTAGAACGAATAGTGTTTTTCAAATGATATTTTACCAATTCTCTTTCGGTTTCATCTTGAATTGATTCTGCAAGTTGTACAGAAGTTTTTTCTGTATCTTCTTGTTTCATTCTTTTCAACATTCCGATAGTAACTAGTGCATCATCTCCATCCTCATTTTCTTCCTCCTTAGTTTTTACACCAAGTGCGGAATAAGGATCACCACCTAATTCTTTAAGTCTTTCGGCATTCTTTTTAAGAGAAAATTCTGCTTTCTCTTTTTCAGTTTTACCACCAGACTTTATTCTATCTAATTCTGCTTTTAAAGGATCTTGCGTTTGTGCTTTAGCATCTGCGAGGGCTTTTTCTGCTTCTTTCAAAGCATTGTTAAGACTTTCATCTTGACCTCCTGCTTCTTCTGCTTTAGCTTTTGCTGCCGCAGTTACAGCTTCTAACTCTGCGATTTTTTCTTTATTCATATCTTAATTATGGCTTAAGTTGCACATTGATAATCTCCGCTAAGCCGGGAGTTGGCACAAGGCTTATTCTTCTGGTCCTGATAATTGACGGTATAAATAATCTTCTTGTTCATACCACCAAATTATTGCCTTTGAAAAAAGTATTTGATCAGGTGTAAAACCCTCTCCAACACCTTTTTTTAAAGCCTCATAAAGGAGTTGATCCCTTATAAGTTTCCTTGCTGTAGAGCGAACACCTGCTGATGCGCTTTCACGCAAGAGTTTTGCTCGTTCTATATCAAGTTGTTCACCATTTATAAGAACTGTCCCCTGTTCATCAAAACTAATTATACTACGAATTGGCAAAGCATGCAAATTTTCAATCATAGCGGAAGCAATAATATTTTTGCTTTCAACAGACAAATCTTTATGCCTCAATAACCAAGCTGAAAATTTTGCAATTATTTTGCTAATCATATTATATTTGTTTTCTTCTTTTAATTGGTTTAACAACAACTTCTGAATTTACTTCCGGTGTTGCTTCAACCTCTACTTTTTCCGGTGTTGATTCTCTAACCAATCCACCCATTTTGATATACATCTCTTTAACTTGTTCTTCACTTGCTCCTTTACCTACTTTTGCAGTGGCAAGCTGAAGCTTTAGTTGATTTACTGCCCAATTGTACATTTTTGTTTAAATTAAATTGATAAATTTTTATTTTTTCTTATTTACCACTGCATTTTTTACAGCTCCCTTAAAATCTTTTGGATTTCCACCAGTTGCTATAAACTGATGTAAAGGCAATTTTTCTCTTGATTTTGGTTTGTTTTTCATTTGTTTAATATTTTAATTCTGGTATTTGTTTTTCGGATGGCACGACCTCACCTCCACCCATATTTTGCGAAACTTTTCCACCCATCGCTGCACCAAGTAAATCTTCCATTCCACCACCCTTTTTCTTGAATTTATCTGGGTCACCAATAGTTACTTCTTCAATCTGAGCATTTGCTACTGCTTCAGGATCTGTATAAGGAGCAATTGCTGGATGAGTAAGAATTTGAAATGCTCTATCTTTTCTCATTTTATCAGTTCCCATTGATCTTGAAATAATTTCTGTAGGGTCAATATAAATAGAAAATCTATGTCTAGCAAATCTATATGGATTAACTCTATAAATTCTTTGATCAGTATTTATTCCTCCAGCCTTATCAAATAAAGACCATTCCAATTCTCTTGCTTTTTCTGGTGACATTCCTTTTTCTAAGTTATCAGTTCCATCAACAGAAAATTCAATTTTATTTGTTATTTCTTTTCCACTGTCCTTGCCTTTAATCAAAAGTTTTCTAAACTTCATTTTCAATGCCTCCGGTACGGTTGCATCAATTTCGCCTTTTGTTGTATGAGCTATAATACAATCCATTGTAAGTTCACCAATCTGTCTAACAAGATCAGCAATCATTATTCCAAAGACTCCAAGAAATCTCCTAGCATTTTCTTCTGCTTTAGCAGTTGCATAAGCTGTAACACCTGTTGATGTAACCCCAGTCATAACTTTATCAACAGTTGATTCAGACATATCCGATTTTTGTTGATTCATCATATTCATTGCCTGAATAATGTTTGGACCAAGTTGATACGGAGTAACGGTGGCATTCATAGGCATTGATGCTGTCATTCCCGGAGCTATTACAAAACTATCTGCTTTAGCTACACCAGATAGAAACAAGGGTTTAAAAACATCCATCATAGTTCCATCAAAAGCCATTTGGTGCATTTTATTCTGTGCCGCATCATCCCAAAACTCTTTAAAACACGCTGATTTATAATAGAAGAACCTACCAGAAGGATCTAATGGCTCAAAACCAGATTTTGCATAAGGATAGATAGGTATTGAAATCCACTTATCACCAATCATTGACATTCTTCTATGTTCAAAAGGATTACTATTATAAATATCTTCATCATTTCCCATAAAGACTCCGCCAACAAAAGTAGCCTGTAAATCCTCCGGGCGATAATAAATAGTTATTTCTTGTACATAGTTATAATCTGCTTCAGTCCATTCAATGTCATAAAGTGTTTGATGCTCTTGTCCTGCCATAACAACTCTTGTTTTACCTGCCATGACAAAATCAAATGGATCTTTTTGCTCTCCGTTTATAGTTTGTTTATATTTTCCGGCATATATTTTCCTAGCTTCATCCCACGATATTCTTCTAACTCTAACGATATAAGGCTGTCTTTGTATATCAAATGTAAAAAAGTCTGCAATAAGAAGTTGGTCTATTGGAATCAAATTCAAGTTTATTCCTGATAAAAGTTCATCGACAGCTTCAATAACATCTATTTTACCATCTGCTAATTTTTGTTTTACTCTTTGAATAGCTTGTACATATTCAACCTCAACAATAACAGCTGGATTTACAAGAGCAGAGGTCATCATAAACAAAAACTTCAATTCATAATCAGCTTTTCTGAGATGATCTTCAATAAGTATTTTCATGACTCTTGCTGTCATTTTATCTTCTTCATCATCTTCATTGTAAGCATAACAATAAGGAAATAACATACCGGCAATAACTTGCGCAAGAATACCAATAACCTTGTTTCTAGCTGTATTTTTTCTTCCTTTCCATCTCCAAGTTTTATTTATAGGATCTTCAACAGCACCAACATAAGCACCGAAAGTTTGTTGGTCCATTCTTGATCTTTGTAAAAGAGAATAACCATCAAATTCATCAAATGGCCTGTGTTGTAATCTCCATGCTGTTTGGTAATCATTCTGAACCCTAGCAAAAAGTTTTACCACTTCTGGCGATGGTTGATAAGCCGATGGAGAAAGCTTCTGGCCTTGTCCATCAACTGGATTTCCATCCTTATCTGTTACTATTTTTCCAATCATTTTTTAAATTTACTCATTGCCTTTTCCAATCTTTCATTTGCTTTTTTTAACTTTATAGGATTTTGTTCTCCTTTAATATATGTAACTGGCATAGACAATTTACTAATAACTGTTTGACCTTTAATTTTTTTTGTAGAAGTACTTATTGATTGGCTAATATAACCTTTCAATGGCACTTTCAATGTCGATATTGGTTTAGATTTCATAATATTATAATCATAGCACATTTTTAAAAAAATTACACTTCATTATAAGTAACTGACATTTTTGATGCTTCCATAGGCATATAATCTTTTAACTGGAAACCAATAACAGTAGCCATAAGTAAATCAAAATGATTTGTAGTTTCTTCATCATAAGATTTTACTCTTAAATCTTCTCTTTCAAATCTTCTCATTTCAGAAACAACCGCTTGTGATGGTATATCAACAAGTTCATTATTTGTTGCTGTATTCATATCATAAAACATTTTTGGCTTACTTACTAAATTTGTATGCCATCCCATTTTATTTTTGTCATCAACATATATCAATGATTCAGGATATATTTCACGAAGTTTTGATATAACTGTATGACCATGATTATTTCTCTCTGGTGCAATTACAGCTTCTTCATATCTAAAACCATAATTTTTTAATTCAAAAGCAAACATATCCGGTGCTATCTTATTATTTTTATATGTAGCAACAACTTTTGGTCTTGAATATGTAAAATCCCAAATAACAGCAGTAGAATGGTCTCTACCTATTCCTTCAGATACATCAGCCCCGATCCCATATCTATGACCAAGTATTGCATTTTCATAAATTGTCCAATTATTTTCAATTTTAATCGGCTGTTTAATTTGGAATCTCTCAATGTATTGTTCATC